AGCAAAGGGTGCAGCATTTGAAAGGGTTATTTGTAAGAAGATAAACACTTATCTTGCATCTAAAGGTAGCAGTGAGACTGTTAAGAGAAACCTAGATCAGTATCAAACAAAAGGCATGGCTGATATCTACTGGGGTAATTTAGCCATTGAATGTAAAAGATATAAAGGTAATGGAAAAAGCGATATATTTAAGAATGACTGGTGGAATCAAGCAGTAGCCAGTGCAAATGATAATTTGATACCTTTGCTCATCTATAAATATGATAGAAGAAAAATTATGTGTGTCATTCCTTTATGCCTTATGGAAAGTGGTCTTAAAAAGAATTGGGAGCAATACTATATGTGTCCACTAGCAGAAGTTTGTGAGAGGTTAGATGAAGTCATACAAAAGGCGAATGGACTTATATAGTTATTTGCTTGAGGAAGACTTTGAAGAGTTTTGTAGGGTAGCCTACGAAAGTGTGAGTGTTGCAATGGATGATCTAGGAATCATAAGCAACATTGACTATGAGGGTTTTAAGGAAAGATATTATCTACACCTTGAGACTGAATATTTAAAAAGTATCGAGAACTTAACGATACATTAATGGAGAAAAATAATATGAGTATATTAGGTGGTATGGGAAATACCGAAAATAAACAGCAAATCTATTTAGGATTCAAGACGATGGGTCAGAAGTTTTTTGCTAATGGTGAAACTGAGGTTGATGTTAAATATCTACAGCTAGACCCTGAGACCTTTAAATCAGGATGGGGTAGGTATACAAAGGCTGATGGTTTTGAATATAAATGGGATGCAAAGTTTGGTTCAGTTGAGCCTAAACCTGCTGATGATTGGAAAAGAGCCTTTTCATGTTGGGTAATGCCACATGGTGCAGAACATGCTTATCTATGGCAGAGGTTTACATATGCTGAATCTAGTGCTTTTGATAGTATTTTAGATTTGTTTTGGAATGACATAGCTAACAATTCAGGCAAGTTGCCAGTTGTAGAGTTTACTGGTTCTAAGATTATACAAGTTGGCATGGGTAGTTCTTCTGAGCTTTCATTTAAGTTTAGTAAATGGGCTGATAGATTTGATGGCAATAACGTGCCTGAATGGTATATAGACCCAACCGCACCAGCTGATGATGATGATGGTTTTGTTTCACCAAACGAAGGACTTGCAGACAAAGTTGCTGAAATGGTAGCAAAGACAGAATTAACTGACGATGATATTCCCTTCTGATGCAGTTAGTTGATTGGCAAAAGATAGCACCTGAAGTTGCAAAGCAGCTTCTAGGTGAGCCTAAGAGTATTTCATCGACTGAACATCGATGGGGTACTCATGGCAGTATGGTTCTTAACCTAGAGAAAGGCACTTTTTATAGTTTTGAAGAGGGCTTTGGTGGTGGGGTTACAGATTTAATTAAATATCTTGATCAAGATGTTTCAACAGTTTTAAAACGGTTTGGTTATGATCAAGCATTGTCTTCTGATTCCTTACTCAACGTTAACGAGACTCCCCCCAAAGTCGTTAACAAAGGCAATGCTAGATCATTCGATAGAGAGCAACTTGTAGGTTTGTTTAAACAAGCGGTTGTGCATCTACAATATAACGATAGTTTTATGGTTATGAGGTTTCCTGATGGGCATCCCATAAAGCAGAAATATGCACCATTTAGCAAAAATACAGATGGTACTTGGTCACTAAAAAGACCTGAGGGCTTGATGCCTTTGTACTATAAAGCAGAGCACACAGATAAGCCTGTTCTTGTCTCAGAGGGAGAAAAAGCGAATTTAGGTGCAGAAAAGATATATAAAGGCGATTGTGCAACGTGGCATGGTGGGGTTAATAGTTGGCAGAAGGCAGATTGGAGTCCTATATTTGGTAAAGAGGTTTGGTTGTTCCCTGATAATGATGATGCAGGTTTTAAATGTGCTAATGATATAGCTGAGATGTTGGTTAATAACAAATGCACCGTAAGAGTTGCTACACCACCTACATATTTTGAACCTAAAGATGATCTATGGGATGCAAATCAAAGAAATGATTTTGAATCATCAGAAGATTTAGAAAATTACATGCAGAATTTTGCACAAATTAAGCCTAAAAAGCCTAGTCTATACTTTCAAACAGTTGATGAAATTATGTCTAACATAGGTGAACCTGATTGGTTGATTGATAAATGCATAGAACGTGGCACAGTTACATCTATATTTGGTGCTGCTAAGAGTGGTAAATCATTTATAGCTATCGATATGGCATGTGCTGTTGCATCAGGAAGAACTTTTTATGTTTACACAACTAAACCAGCAACAGTGCTTTATTTGGCTGGAGAAGGTTTTACTGGTGTTGGGCGTCGTATAAAAAGTCATGAGCAACATCATGACTATAGTTTGAAAAATAAACCTTTGTTAGTCAGTAATAGAGGAACAAGAATTGGAGATACTGAAGATTTTAAGAATCTGCAAGAGGTTTGCAGAGCTATCCAAGAAGAACACGGGTCTATTGGAATGATTATTGTAGACACCTTAGCTAGAAACTACGGTCTCAACGAGAATAGCACTGAGGATATGAATAAGTTTATACAGCATATAGATGATTTAAAAGAAGAATTTAATGCATCTATAATTATTGTCCATCACACTGGACATGGCAGTGGTGCAAGATCAAGAGGAAGCTCAGTATTACCAGCTGCATTAGATTATGAGTTTAAGGTAGATAGAGATAAGAATAGTGATGATGCAGCTATGTTGGTGAGCCTTAAACAAACGCTAGTAAAAGATGGTACCCCAATTGATGATATGTATCTAAAATTCCAAGAAATAAAACTACTAGGCTTCAATGGTGTTACATCAGGTGTATTGCTAGAAACTGATGAAAAACCTAAACATGATATATGGACAAAGGTCAGGACTGAAACTGTTAAAGCTATAGAGGATTACCAAATGGAAAAGAATCCAAAGAAACCTATAGATATTTGGATTGGCTCAACTATGTTGGGTGCCGTTATGGATATTCCAAAGTCAACAGCACAGACAAGGTTGGGTGAGTTAAAAGAATTAGGTATGGTGCATTATCATAAAGACAAAGGTTACCAATCTAAAAGGTGGGATGATGAATTATATAAGTAGGTTTGGTTTTGGTTTGGTTTTGGTTTGGTTTTGGTTTGGTTTTTACCCCAAATTATCAAAAAGTTGGTTGGTTTGGTTTGCTTTTTCTAAAGCAACCAACCCAAACCACTTAGAAATTCACAAAATGAGACCAAACCTATGAAAACATATTTAGACGAAAATTTAGAAACTAAGTTAAAAGAATTAAGAATTTATGAATCTGAAACTTATGAGAAGTGGGGTAGTAGAAAAAGAATATTTAAAATGATTGGTGTTGATTTTGAGATTAAGTTTTGTAGAGCTGAACAAATGTTAAGAGATACTCTATACAACGGTCACGCTAAAAAGAAAATGCAAATGGTAGAAATGATGCTTAGAGCATTTGATTCTTTGAACAAGAGTTGTGAAGAAAGTGGTTACATAATGATACAACCAAACAGCAGGTGTTTTAATTTTGATAAGAAGACTGCTATTGTTTGTGATACTGATGATGAAAAACCAATACTAATGAAGATACATAAGAATGAACCTGACATGATGATATTTAGCATAGAAGAACTATTGCGATGCATACCAAAAGATTTTATGGCAGCTAAAGAATTGCTAAGCAAATTAGATAGGTCGGTAAACTTTAAAAGGATTGATCATGTCTAAGTGGCATGGGGGTAAGGGTTCAGGTAGAAAGCCTGAAGATAATAAGAAATACCAAGATAACTATGAAGCTATCTTTGGTAAGAAAAAGAAGAAGAAGAAAGATGATAAACAAGGCGATAGATAAATTTTTTGAGTGGTCATTTCAAAGGACTGCTGACAAAATTAACAAAAGGAGTAGAATAAAAATGAGTATAAAGAAGAAGCATGACCCAGTGTCAGCACCAAAGCACTATAACAACGGTAACGTTGAATGCATTGAATATATTAAACAACAGCTAGGCTCAGAGTTTCCTAGCTATCTTGAAGGCTCAGCTATCAAGTACATACATAGGCATCGCATGAAGGATGCCAACATACAAGACTTACAAAAAGCCAAATGGTATATTGATAAGTTGATAACACATTACGAGGAACTATGACAATAACGATAAACGTTAAAACAAACGATAAAGAACTTAAGAAGCAAATGGGTTTGTTTAAGAGAAAACACTTACCTGATGCTACTGCTAAAGCTATCAACAACGTAGGTGCAAAGGTAGTCAATGCACAAAGAGCACAGATACAAAAGAGATTAGACAGACCAACACCATTTACTATTAAGTCTGTTGATATGCCTAAGAAGTTTAGAGCTAAGCCCAATGATCTATCAGCCCTTATCTTTGTCAAAGATATTGCAGCTAAGTATCTTAAGTATGTGTATGAGGGTGGTATAGAAAAGGCTAAGAAGTCTTCTATACTTGCACCAGTCACATCGGCAGGTGGTGAAAGGTTGAATAAGTTTGGTAATGTTATAGGTAAGAGAAGCAACAAGGCTGATGCACCTAAAAAAATATTCTACACAAACAATGCACTATGGAAGAGAGAAGGCAAGGATAACCTTAAGTTGTTAGCTGTATCTAAACCGTTTATCAAACATAGAAAGTTCTTAGACTTCTTTAAGATTGCCATAGGTGTAGTCAACAACAACTACAAGAAAGAGCTTGATAGACAGATTAGGAAGGCGGTTAGGAAATGAGTAGGTTCTTACTGAAGGCTGAAAGCATCGAAGGTTGCGATTTTTTTATTTTTGTAGACGAAGGTCAACAAAATCAGGTTTATTCACGTTAACGTATGGCTACGCAGAAGGATTTAGCTGAACATTTGTTCATATCGCCCCAAGCAGTGGGAAACCTTGTTAAAAATGGCATAATTACAATACATAAAGGCAGATCACCAGTAGACATAGATTTTGCAAGACGTGAGTATTTAGAACATTTAAGGAAAACACAGAATCACTACAAAAAGAGTGGTAACGGTGGAGATATTGTTGAAGAGTCTACAAGACTGAAAAAGTTTCAAGCAGACAAGGCAGAACTAGAAGTTAATCAGTTAGAAGGCAAACTAATACCTGCATCACTTGTTAGAGACACTTGGAGTAGCTTGGTAGGCAATGCACATGCTAAGTTTTTAAATATACCAACAAATCTAGCACATCAGGTGTTAGCAGCAGAAGATTATAACCAAGCATCAGATTTAATTAAAAATAGTATACATGAAGCATTAGAGGAGTTATCAGGAGATGGAATACCGACAGAATATGCAGAACGTACTGAAACAAGTACAAGAGCAGTGGAAACCACCAACAGAACTGAAGATATCTGAGTGGGCAGACAAATATAGATTCTTATCACCTGAATCATCAGCTATCAGCGGAAAATACAGAACTGACTATGCACCATATCAAAAAGAGATTATGGATGTATTCACTGACCCTAAGATAGAACGTATAGTGTGGCAGAAATCAGCACAGGTAGGTGCCACAGAAATTTTAAACAATGTTGTTGGTTACTACGTTCACATGCAGCCTTCACCAATTTTAGTTATGCAACCTACATTGCAGATGGCTCAAGCCTACAGTAAAGAAAAACTAGCAAACATGCTAAGAGATACACCAGTTTTAAAAGCAAGACTTAATGAGTCAAAAAGTAAAGATAGCTCAAATACAGTCTTGTCAAAGAAGTTCTTGGGTGGAACTACGTTAAACATGGTTGGTTCTAATTCTGCAGCATCAGTTGCCAGTAGAGCAGTAAGAATCTTATGTATTGATGAAGTTGATAGAATGGAAGCAAGTGTAGGAAGTGAAGGTGACCCAGTGCTACTAGCATCAAAACGTACACAAACCTTTTTTAATCGCAAAATCTACTTATGTAGCACACCAACAGTAAAAGGACTATCCCGTATTGAAGCTGCTTTTGAGGAAAGCGATAAAAGATACTACTATGTGCCTTGTCCTGAATGTGGACACATGCAAACACTTAAGTGGTCAAATGTGATATGGGAAGACAATCAACCTGAGACAGCAATATACACATGTGAAGAAAATGGTTGTGTGATTGAAGAATCTAAGAAACATAAGATGTTAAAGAATGGTGAGTGGAGAGCTACAGCAGAAACTAAGAAAACAGCAGGATTTCATTTGAACGAGCTTTATTCAGTATTTAGCACATGGGCATCAATGGCAGAAAACTTTCTTGAATCTAAAAAACAGCCTGAAATGCTTAAAACATTTATAAATACCAGTTTAGGCGAGACATGGCAACCTGAACCTGAAGAAGCGGTAGAAGCAGAAGGGTTATTATCAAGAAGAGAGAGCTATGATGGTCAAAGCATACCTGATGAAGCATTAGTGCTTACATGTGGTGTCGATGTGCAAAAAGACCGTTTAGAGTGTCAAGTTGTAGCATTTTCACACAACTATGAAATGTGGGTGGTTGAATACAAGATTTTGTATGGTTCTACAGGTCAGCAAGATGTTTGGGGTCAATTAGACAGATATTTAATGACTAAATTCAAAACATTAGCAGGTAGAGCAATGAATATAGCATGTACAACCATTGACTCAGGTTTCCAAACACAGATGGTTTATGCTTTTACAAAAAACAAAAAAGGCAGAAGAATATTTGCAATTAAAGGACAATCACAAAGCGGAAAGACTGTTGTAGGCAAACCAACTAAAGTTGGTAAAGAAAGCAACACCCTATACCCAGTAGGAAGTGATACAGCAAAAGAAGTTATTTATTCTAGATTAGCTATTGAGTATGGTTACTCTACCCTGCACTTTGCAAGTGAACTAGATGAAGATTATTTTAAACAACTTACAGCAGAGCAAAGATTTGTTAAATTTGTAAAAGGAAGGAAAACTTTATATTGGAAACAGATAAGAGAACGTAATGAAGCACTAGATACTATTTGTTATGCCTTAGCTGCTGCATATATCTTGAATCCTAACTTTGATGTTATAGAGCAGAGGTTGTTAA